TTCGGTGGGCCGTCTTGAGCCCGTACTCATTCACGCCCCCGATCTCCTGAGGGTTGACCACCTCGCCCCAGTGCCAGTCGCTGGCGAAAAGCGTGGGGACACCCGGGGAACTCTTCGCGCCCTTCCGCGGCTCCAGCGTCCACCTTGGAGGCGCAGGGTCCGCCTTCGCCAGCTTGAAGATTTCCTCGCGGACGACTGCGGTATCCAGCGCCAACTTCTTGAGCCTTTGGACCTCCAGCGTCAGCAGGCGCATCCGCTCTTCCATGGCGGGGTCCGGCTCGTAGACCTTGACCACTTCGCCGAGCTTTGGATTCTTGGCCCGCCGCTCCGCCTTCTCCTTCGCGTTCCGCTTCTTCTCTGCCCGCTCATACCAAGTCAGCCCGTCCGGGCCGATGAGCATTCCATTGCGGCGCTTGCCGGGCTGGCGGGGTGGGCTCATGTCTATGTATCCGTCGCCGTGTCGTCAAGCAAATCCCCGCCCAGCAGCAGCCGGATTAGGGCGCTGCACTCGCGGGTGAGGCGCTTGATCTGGGCCTTATCTTCTGTCGTGGTGGTGGTGGCCTTCGCTAAGTAGACTTGGTTCGCGGTGAGGGCGGCGCGGCCCTTGGCGTCCAGGTCTGCCTCCACAGCGCTCGGCACGTGGTCGAGGATGGAAACGCCGGGAAGGTCGCCCGTGGTGGCCCCGTTCTTGAGGTCGTACCGGCCCGACTCGACCCAAAAGAAATAGCTGCCGTCCTGCCCTGCCGTGATCGGGTTGGGGGTGAGGAACCCTGTTTCCGCCCCGAAGATGGGAGGCTTCGCCAGCGTTCCCATCCGGCAGACCGTGACGGAGGCGCCCGGCGTCGTGATGCCTCGGTAAAGGACTCTCATAGGCTCACCTTGGCGCTTGCGCCTGTGCTTCCGGAGCTCCCGGTGGAGGTGCCAGGGACAGATGGCGTGGAGGGCGTGGTGCCCTGGCCGTCTGCGGTGGTGAGGGTGTTGGTGCTGGTGCAGAGCATGGTGACAAAGCCACCCGACCCGCCAGTCCCGCCCGCGCCGCCGAGGCCTGTGGTCACGCCATTCCCACCGTTGCCACCGTTGCCACCAGATGCGTCGATAGCGTTGGTGATCGCGGAGCCTGTGGCGGAGTTGTAGACGAAAATGACCGCGCCGCCACCACCGCCACCACCACCACCGCCGCCGCCCGTGATGACGCCGGAGCCCTGGCCGTTTGCACCGTTGCCACCCGCGCCACCGGCTGCCGTGATGATGCCTGCCGTGGCATTGGAGCCACGGGCGACGACGTAGGCCGCAACCCGAAGGATGCCGCCAGCAGCGCCACCACCGCCGCCGCCGCCGCCCTTGTTCGCGCCGTTGTCCCCGCCGCCGCCGCCGCCGCCGCCTGCGCCGGAGCCCGCGTTGCTGAGGGCGATGCCACGGAGAAAGTGGAACTGCGGCGTGGTGAACTTGTGCTGAAGGGAGATACTCCCGCCGTTGCCAGCGAACGCGCCGAAGTTCGCGCCATTTCCACCGACGCCACCATTGCGACCCTGCCCGCCCATATTAACGGTGCTGGCCGTGCCATTGCTCGCGTTGGATCCCGCGCCCGTCTGCCCGGCGCCACCCGCGCCGCCGATAGTGGGAGCGCCAAAGGATCCGCCCGCACTGTAGGCGATGGTCCCCGCAGCACCCGCCGCGTCCGTGGTCGTCGTCCCGCCGGCACCGCCCCTCACCGAAATCGCCCCAGCCGGAGCCGCAGAAATGTCGAGGGTGCCGTTGATGAACAGCCGGTAACCCGCCGTGTTGATCGAGGCGGTTCCGGAGAGCGTCACATTGGAATAGTAGGTGTCCCGCGTGAGGGTCGTCGTCCCGCTGCTCGCCGTGAGCGCACCGTCCGAGCCATCCCCGAACCACTCCTTGTCGGGGCCTGCGCCGGTTGCGCCTTGCGTTCCCTGGGTCCCCTGTGCCCCCTGGGTCCCCTGGTTCCCCTGTGCGCCCTGGTAGCCCTGATTTCCCTGGCTTCCAGCGGTGCCTTGAGAGCCCTGGAACCCCTGCGCTCCCTGCGCTCCAGCGGCCCCAGCGTTGCCCTGCGCGCCCTGTACGCCCTGAGTACCTTGGTTCCCCTGCGAACCCTGAGCCCCGGCAGCGCCGTTCGCACCCTGGGAGCCCTGAGCACCCGCGGAGCCCTGGGAACCCTGAGCGCCAATAGCGCCAGCAGAGCCCTGAGCCCCCTGGCTCCCAGCACCCTGAACTCCCTGAGCGCCTTGGAACCCCTGAGCACCCTGAGAACCCGCGCCCTGCACACCTTGAGCACCCTGGAACCCTTGCGCCCCCTGATGCCCCTGCTGGGCGACCGAAACGACGCTCTTGACCTTCGTGCTTTTCGTGATGGTCGGCCCGGTCATCGCGTCACCTCGCGGTCGAAACACACCTGACCCTGGACGATGCGGTCTACCTTGCCGGCGGGGGTGATGAGCTCCAGGTCCCACACGGCCAGCGGGCCGTAGCCTCGGGTGGCTGTGCCGTCGTCAAACGCCTCCAGGAGCCAGTCCTGGTGAGTGCAGGCGGACAGGTCTAGCCCGGGGTCGCCCTCCGTGAGGTCCGCGTTGGCGATGTCGAGGGTGATGGTGCCCAGGGCGCCGCCCATCGTGATCCCGGCGGCGGGGTCGCTGGTGAGGCTGAGGATGGTCGTTTCGGACAGGACGGCAGGGCGCACCTGCATCCGCGCCTCGTAGCCTGTGAGGTTGAACAGGGTGCCGTCCGGGTTGCGGTAGGTCACGACCCGCTGCCAGTCCGTGCCCGTCTGGATGATGAGATTGCTGCGGCCGTAGTCGGTCACGATGACGCCTCCCCGTGCTTGCGGGCGCAATAGGTGCGGAGCTGGGATACCTGCGTGGAAGATTCCTCTCGGTAGCGGTTGAACTCCGGCCGGCTCACATAGGCCGCAGCCATGTCGCCCTTCAGCCGCTCGAAGGACATTTCCACCTGATGGATGCGTTCGTGGTCCTTCTCGCGCTCAGACCGGATCTCACTGATTTGCTTCTTCAGCTCGGCGATGGCGTTCAGGATGTGGCTCTCCGTGGACACCCAGAGGGACTTGTTTTGCGCGTTGAAGTAGGTCAGCACCGCCCAGCAGCCGAGGACGGTGCTGATTGCAATGCCGAGGATGCTCAGTGTCAGTTGTCCCGGCGTCATCGCTGCCCCCTCACCCAAGCGCCGAGGGCCAGGCCCCCAACGGCGTACAGCCATTTCTTCCTTCGTTGGTCCGCCGCTTCCTTCTGGGCGGCCTGCGCAATGTCCTGCAATGCCTTCGCCCGTTCCGCCTGGGCTGCGGTCTGCTTGTCCGCCGTGGCCAGGGACTCGCGGACCCCGGCGTTCTCCACGCGGACGGCGGCCACGAGTCCCTCAGCCGCGAGGACCGTGGCGTCAGCGGCGGCAGCGTGGGCCTCCAGCAGGGGCACCCTCAGTGCTTCCTCGCTCCAGGTCCAGACGGTGGTGGCCTCGATCTGGGGGAGCGGGGTGAGGATGCCACGGGCGGCCAGTGCGGGCGCCAGGTCAGACGGGGGGGGGCCCGGAGGCGGGGGGATGGGGTGTTTTGCTTGCTCCGCCTTCCTTGCTGCCAACTCCTTGTCCTTCTGGAGCGCCACCGCCCGGGCCTGCTCCGTCCGCTGATTCGCCGCATCCCTTTGATTGGCCAGCTCGGCAATGCGGCCCTGCCAGTAGGCGTCCCGCTGGGCTCCGGCTTCCTGGACGCGCCGAAGGTGCGCGGACCAGAGGAGATTCCCGGTGATGATCGACACGAGGACGACCGCGCCCGCCCCGATGGCCTTGGTTCGGAGGTCAAATGTCATCGTCATCACCAGACGGACGGGGCAGGGGGCCGGGGAACTCTTCCTCGCAGTCGTCCAGGCCGGAGTCCGGCCAGAACAGCGCGAAGAGACAGGCGAGGATGAAGATGAAGAAGAGCCACTTCATTCCCCACCCCCGGGCAGCTTCGGGAGAAACTCAGGCCGCACGGCGTTCTTCGGCCTCCCAGGGAGGTCGTAGGCGTCCACGACATAGACGCCCTCGTAGGGGATGGCGTCCACCATGCGGACGACAGCCTTGGGGTCCATGCCCACGGGGACACTCAGGGTCAGCGTGATGTATTTGACCCGGCCCATGGTCGGGATTGGGTGGGTCAGCAGGGTCGCAAGAAGAACGGCGGGCATCATTCGGCACCTCTGTAGAGAGCGGCCCTGGCCGGGATGACCCGGATGTAGTCCCGCGTTTCCTTGGGGCTGAACTGGACCCAGCCATAGGCGCCCGAAACACCGGCAGCCTCGGCCCGCCGCACGGCCTTCCGCCAGTTGCCGGGCCCCCAGTTGTAACAAGCGAGGCCCGCGATCCACGGGTCAACACCTGGGAGTGTCTTCCGCGCAAAAGCCTCCTGGCGGCCCATGTAGTAGTGCTGGGCACGGATGGCCCAGAAGGGAGTGAAAGGACTCGCCTCCCGGGGCACCACGCCCTGGTCCTGCATCTCCCGCCAGGTCCCATCCATGAACTGCCCCAGCCCCTTGGCGTGGCTGATGGGGTTCTCCGCCATCGGGCGAAACCTGCTTTCCTGCCAGCACTGCGCCGCCCTTTCGGGCCAGCGGTCACCGGCCACAGCCTGGAAGTCCGCCTGATAGGGGACCGTCAGGAACAGAAGGGCGGCGGACTTCACCGCACCACCCCCGCCGCCAAAAACGCCAGGGCCAAGATCAGCGCGGCCAGGACCGTCGCGCCGTTCCGCTTCTTGGCGGCCTTGATCTCGTCAGAGGTGTCATTCGTCCAGATCCAAAGGCGCTTGCCCACTTGGTTATCGAGCCAGTGCCAGGTGGCATAGGCCCCGAAGATCACCAGCGGCCAGACGGCGGCCACGGCCAGGACGCGGGCCAGGGCGAGGCGCACGAAGACCACCACATCGAAGGCCCGATCCTCCGGGTTGACGGACGCCCCGGCGGCATGGCCGCCCGCGAAGAGAAGGATGACGGCCGCCGCAAGAGCCACCGCAGCGGCGATCCGGGCGCTCCGCTTCATGCGGGCGGGCTCTTCCAGCAGATGGTAGGCGTTGGTGAAGAGGTCGTTGACCCACTGCGCCTTCCACGCGACCAGCGCGGCGGCGATGACGAGGCAGGTGATGAGAATGAACATGGGATCTCCTTAGGTGTTGCCGGTGATGTCGAAAGCCCAGTAGCCGATGCGGAGGGAGCCGTTGCCGCCAGCGGCGCCGTTGCCGTGTTCGCCGCCGCCACCGCCACCGCCATCCACGCCAACCGTTGCCGCCCTGGAGCCCGTGGAAAGCGCCACGCCCCCGAGGCCGCCACGCTGCCCGCCGCCCTTGCCGCCAGGGTCGCCATTGCCACCCGAGGATCCGTCGCCGCCGGATTGGCCGTAGGTCGTCACCCCATCAGCCGTGGCTGAACCGCCCACACCCGCCAGCATCTGGCCCACGAAGACGCCAGAGCCCCCGGCGCCGGAGGGATTGGGAGAGGACACGCCACCGCCGAGCCCGCCACCTACCGTCAGGAGCGTGGTGGCGCCGTGCTTGAGGGTCGTGTCCGCGCCCGCCGAGCCCAGGACCCCAGAGGAATAGGTATCGTTGGTGACGATGGCCGTACCGCCCGCCCCGCCTGCGCCAATGTCGATGTCCAGGGTCCAGCCGGCGGTGACCGTGATGGGGATCAGCGTGACCTCGGCACCCTCGCCGCCGCCGCCACCGGAGTGGTGCACAGCGGACGCACTGGTCCAACTCCCTGCCCCGCCCCCGCCCCCGCCCTTCGCCCGCACCACCAGAATCTGTGAGACCCCAGCGGGGACATTCCAGGTCCCGTCCGCCGTGAACTGCGCCTCCGTCCAGGTGCCCGTGGCGCCCAGGGCCTCCAGCTTGGTTTTGAGGTAGAGGGTTCGGTCGGTCAAGTCCTCTGCGGACATGTTCGCCTCGCCCGTGGCCCCGCCCAGCGCCGGGTCAGTGGTAGCCACGCCTCGGACATTCGTTGTCCAGGTGGCGGCTTCGGTGATGTTGTAGGGCATGGTCAGCTCCTCACGGCCAAGTCACAGTCCAGGAGCCGAAGACCTCCACATCGGCGGCCTTGTGCACCGCCGAGCGGGTGTAATCCACGAGCTCCGAGTCGTCATCCAACAGTAGGCCGAAGTGATCCCATTCCCCGGTCCCATCGACGCCGAAGAGCCGCCAGTCGAGCCGGGCAGTATTCGCTCCGATGTCCCGGTAGCGGATGTTCCGCTTCGTCCAGGTGGTGCCGTCCTCAGACCCGCCCACCTGATTCAGTTCGGTCGCGCCGGTCCAGGCGGGCTCCGCCCCCAGGGCACTCGCGGGATCTTCAATCTCCAGGACAATGCGCACCAGGCGCGACCGCACCGGCCCGAAGTAGGCGGCCACTTCCTGCACGAGCGCGTACTGCCCGGAGGTGAAGCCTTCGCCGCCAGTGAGGTCCAACTGGACGCCCCACTCGTACCACTCATCGAAGCCGATGCCGTAGTAGTAGAAGCCGTTGAAGTCCCAGGTGCCGTCGTACCGGAGCGCCCCCTGCCCGTCCAGGATCTGGGCATTCGGCCAGCCGAGGATGCGCAGCGCCTCTTTCACGGCCCAGGGAGTGCCGCGCCGCCCCTGCAGGCTGTGCATGGCCGCCAGATAGTCACGGCGGTCCGCATCGCTGCCCAGGTGCTCCCAGAGCGGGCCCAGCATGTCCCAGCCCCAGGCCATCGCCGTGAGGGCGGAGGCTTCGATGGTGGCCGGATCTTGGACGAGCACCACATCCTGGTCCGGGACGGCCAGACGGGCGATCAAGGCCTCGAAGGCCTGGCCCCGCGTGTCGCGGATGGAGTAGGGGACGACCAACTCAGCCATTGGCCGTCCCCGTGATGGTGATGGTGATGGTGCCGCAGTCGCAGAACTCGTCCGCAGCCGCCACCACGGAGGGCACGGGCTCGATCAGGGTCAGGTCGTAGACGCCTGCCACGAAGAGGGCCGCACTCACCTGGGCGCCCGTGATGTCCTGGCCCAGCGTCCGGCGCCGGAGGGCGGCCAGGGTCTGGGCAGCGGCCTCAGCAGCGGCCAGCACGGAGGCCTGGTCCGCCGATGCGTAGACGGTCAACTCCGCTTCGATGGTGTAGGGCAGCGCCGTGGCGCTGACGACCGTGACGGTATCCGTGAGGGGCCGGACGGTTTCGTCGCTCAGGGCCGCCTGGACGCCCGCGATCTGCCCCACTGTGGGCGCACCGCTGATGGTGAGGATGGCGACCTGGACCTCCCCGCCGGCCGGGCTGGTCACATAGGCGTCCACGATCTCCGGCCCCCAGGACAGGGCGTGGAACTTGTATGCGCCGGAGCTGCCAGCCGTGCCGAAGGCGTAGGGCGCCAGGCGCACCCGCTCCCGGAGGGCGTCATCGGATTCCGTATCCACGCCGCCGGAGGTTGTGGTGGTGTTGCTGGCGGTGGAAACACCCGCAATGGCGTCCAGCAGGACGGACACCTGGGCGGAGGTGTAATCGTTGCCGACCTCCCCGGGGACCGTGCAGGTGCAGGGGAGGTCGGCGAAGAGTTGGCCGGCGGGGATCACCCCATCGGCATTCGGCGTGAAGATCACCGCCCCGCTCGTGGACTGAACCCGCGTGGCAGCCGGGATGGTGGTGTCTGTGCCCAGCACCGTGGCCAGGGTGAAACGGATCGTGGTGGTGGCGTACTTGTTCACCAGCCGCGTCACTCCGAGGTTCGCCGCCAGTGCGTCCAGCCGGTCCTCCGTGGCGAAGGCCACGAGGTTCTGCTCGGCGGCCAGTTGAATGCCCATGCGGACCAGGCCCTCGCGGTAGGCGTAGGCGTCGATCAACAGGCGCTCAACCTGGGCGGGCTCCAGAGACCGGCCAGCGGTCGTCTCAAAGGAGGTGATCATGTCCTGGATAACCTGGACGGGGTCGGTGGCGATAAAGACGGGGCGGAGGGGGAGCGCGGTGGTCATCGTCAGAACTCCCTAACCGTGCGGTAGCCGCCCCAGGCCGCCGTGGCGGACTCGTAGAGCCGGAAATATTCGATAGCGACTACCTGGTCGGGTGACCCTGAGGCGGTCGAGTTGTTCACCATAAGCCCGATGTAGGCAGGCGTCACCGCGAGCGTGGCGTCCGTGACGGCCACTTCCACATAAGTGATGCCGTCCATTGAATAGCCGAGGTAGCTGGTCGTCCCAACTCGGCGAATCCGCAGCCAGGCGGCGGGGAACGCCATGAGATCTTTGGCGGTAACGAGGGTCCCGCTAAATGTGTTGGAGCCCGTCCACTTGTTGCCAATGATCTGCCAGCTGGCGGGGGTGCTGGTGTAGACGACCTCGTTGGAGAGTTGCGTCCCGCCACTCGTCGCCGTGGCCAGAACCAACCCGGCGCGGGTGTTGTTGATGGCATTCAGGGAAACGCGGAGCTTACAGATGGCGGTGAAGTCGCCCGGCGGGAAGGGCTGCAGGATGGACCGAAGAAGGTAGGTGGACACGCTGGCCGTGGTGGGATTGCTCACCATCAACATTCCCGGGATGGTCTTGCTCTGATCCACGGAAGTCAGGCCGCTCCAGTTCAGGCCCGTCCAGCGCCCGGGGTTCACTTGGTCGGCCTGCCGCTCGAACTCGTCATTCCATGCGGTGACCATGTGCGGCGGGCAGAGGTCCGGGTCCCAGACGCGCCGAGCCTTCAGCCGAGGGGCTGAAGGGGTGCGAGAGAAGGCGCCATAGGACATCAGTAGTCCCCGCCGATGGCCGTGATCTGCCAGCCCGCCGAGACCGCCGTGCCCAGGGCCGCGTTGAGCTTGTAGCCCGGGGGCAACACTAGATCCGCGTCGAACTCCAATTCCACCAGGGCGGCCACATTGGAGGCGGTGGTGGCGGGCAGCGTGAACTCCTTCAGGAGCGCGTTATTAGTCCCGGTGGCGTTGGTGCTCCCGTTGTTCAGGAAGAGCCGGATGACGGTGGTGACGTTGGTCCCGAGGGGCGTGAAGCGCACCCGATCCACGCGGGTGCCATTCGTGGCGTCCGCCGTCAGGATCGTCGCCACGGTGCCGGTGCCGTCCGTGGCGGTATTGGCCGCCGTGAGGACGCCCCAGCCGATCTTGCCGAGCTTGGGATAGATCGGGCTCGTGTTGGCGGCCATCAGAAGCCTCCCTGGGTGTAGTGGCTGAAGACACGAAGGGGGCCGAGGGCCGCGTCGAGGCCCGTCACTTCAGTGGCGGGATGCGTGTGGCTCTTGTTCAGGACGTTGGCCCAGTCCACCTGCACCGGATCTGCGGTCCCGTCGCTCTCGCCGAGGAACAGTTCATTGGTGTCCGTGGCGCCGAAGATTTCCCCGTCCAGCGCGTCCGTGATGGAGGCGACGGCCGCCCGGAGACCCCGGCGGATGCGGATGAGCGTTGCGCGGCCCATCAGAACGTCCCCCCGTCCACCGTCGTCAGCGTCAGCGACGCGGCGAAGGGGATGGATACGAAGCCCGCCACGGCATCCGGGGCGGCTGAGGTTGACGCCACCTGTTCCACAGTCGTCTGGGGCACCTGGCCGGCGGTGTTGACCGCTTCCACCGGCACCCATGCCACGCTGATGGAGAGCTTGCCGGCCACGGTGGCGGTCACTTCCACCTGCAGGACACGGCAGCGCCGCTCCCACCGGGCGATGGACTCCAGGATCTCGGAGATGAGCCGGGCCCGGACATCCGAAAGGGGCCGGTCCACCGAGGCCATGAGGTCCACCGCGAAGTCCGGCCGGTAAGGGTCGCTCCCCTTCTGGGTCGTGAGGATGACGACGATGCACTGATGGATGTCGTCAACGTCCTCTACAATCTCGCCGAGGTGGGCGAGTTTCGGCTGCCAGTAGGCGGCCTGGATCTCCGGGTAGGCGACGACCACAGCCCCAAGGTCACGCCCAGGCGGGGTCCCTTATGGCAAACCGTGCGAAAACCGCCGTGTCATACGGGCGGACCCGTGGACGACCCGCCCGAGGTCACGCCGGAATGGACATGCGTGGTCAGTGCGACCGTGCCAGAGGTGATCTCCCCGGTGGCGTCAATGGTGCTCTGGAAGGTGGCGTCCCCGCCCACATCCAGGGTGCCCGTGATGGAGACCGGCCCGTCCAGGATGATGGAAGGGGCCTGGACCGTAGCCGTCCCGCCGGCCTGGACCGTGGCGTCCGCGTCCGAATGGACCATGACATTCCCCGTGGCCTCCAGGGTCGCGGTGCCCACCACATGGGCCAGCAGCTCGTGGGCCGTGGGATCGTATTGGAGGATGGTCCCGTCCGGAAATTCCCGGTGCCAGGCCTTGGCGGGCACATCCGGCGGGGGATCTGCATCGCTGTAGACGGCGCCCAGGATCACGCCCCATTCGCACCGCTCATCCATGAGGCAGACCACCTGTTCCCCGATGGTGGGCATGACGAACTCGCGCGCGCCCAGGCTCCACTGGACCAGCACCGGCAGCCATGCGGATTCCATGCCGACCTGGCCCTCGATCTCAGTCTCGACCGCCGTGGGGAACTGCACCTTCGCCTTCCCCTTGGCGGGGTCAAGCTGGGTCACCAGGGCGAAGCGGAAGGGGCTGTTCATTCAGGCTTCCTGTGGCTGTTCATTCGGGCTTCCTCATCACGTCGATGGTCGTGTCATAGCCCCCGCCCCCCTCGAACCGGTGCGCAGCCCGGATGATGACGTAGGGCCCAGACTGGACGCCGAAGCCGTTGAGCTGCACCGGCATGGCCGCCCGCAGCCGGGGGTCGCCGTAGAAGCGCAGGGTGCCCTCCGCACTCTGCATCTTGGCGACCATGCGCCGGGCCTGGCGCCGGATCTCCGCCTGGGCGTAGTCCTCGACCGTGCCCATGATGACGGCCACATCCTGGGCGGACACCCCGGCAACCTGCGTCCCGCCCGCCTGGCGCGCGGAGGAATTGGGCAGGGGCACCTTCCCCACCGGGATGACTGGGCGGGGCTTGGCGGTGTGCATGATCTTGTCTTTGATCTCAGGATTCCAGGCCCGGACCACGGCATCCCGCGCGGTGGTGGTGATCTTCTGGGACAGGTCATAGTCCCGGCAGTCCGTGCGGTTGATGGTGACCTCGGCTTCCTGGTTGAGCATCTGGCCGATGTTGTTCACCACCACCTCGCCATCGGTCACCTTGACGTAGCAGCCGAAGGCCTCCGCCATGCGGATGATGAACTGCATGGCGGTCTCGTTGTCCCGGGTGCAGCGCGCCAGGGTCACATCCGGCAGGGTGCCCATCATGGTCATCCCCGCGCCCTTGACCGTGGCGTTGATGACCTCCTTCAGCTTTGTCTTCTGCCAGGTCTTCGACCCACGCTGGCGCAAGGGCGACTTCACGGATGCGCTCAGAGCCCGCATCGTGAGTTGGTCCGGCGGGCCGTGCGCCTTGATCTCGTCCACCGCGAAAGTCCCGCAGTACCAGAGGCCCTGGAGCGGCCCGGTCTCATAGCCGATCATCAGCGCCAGGTCGTCCCCCAACTTCGGGAAGTAGGCCGGGCCGGTAAAAATCCCCTGGGAATCCTCCAAGGTGATGCTCAGCTCGTCAGCCTCGCCGTGCATGTTGTCCGTGAACTGGAGCTGCGTCAGGAACGGCGTGATCGCCGCCGACACGTTCACATCGCGCCAGGTCACCTGGAACGTCGGCTGTGGGACGCGCTCATCCGCCATCAGGTCCGCCAGGGGGCGAAGGTCTGCCGGGTCAGGAGGTCCACCTCGGACACCATCGGGATGTGTAGGACGGTCCCGGAGGCCAGCACGGGCTCCCGGAGCTCAAGGAGAGCTGCCGAGGGATTCGCCTTGGAAATCCGCTGCCACTCGAAGGGGTCGCCGTAGTAGCGCCACGCCAGGAGGTCCAGCCGGTCGCCCGTCTGGGTCGTGTGGACGAGGTAGTTGGGGGCGGCCATCACTTCCCCTTCTTCGTGGTGGCCGGCTGGCTACCGGTGGCAGGAATTACGGCAGGCCTGCTGACGGGCGTGATCGTCAGGGCCGCAACGTCTGTGTATTCCTTGAGGCCTAGTTGCACTTCGGCCCAGACGATGATGCCGTTGGGCAGCATCTTCCCGGGCTTGCTGGAGAACTTGGAAATGACGTACCGGCCCTTGTAGAACCCGGCGCCCAGGCGGAGCGGGAGGATCTGCCCTTCCCGCTGCGCCTGCCGAAGTCGGGCCAGCATCCATTCCACCGGCGTCTTCGTCAGCACCGCCGACAGCTTCAAAGTCAGGTTCAACTCGATCAGGTCCGTCCCGAAGAACTGCAGCCGGGGCTTGCCAAGGATCACGGAGTGCTCGGGGAGCGTGGTGTTCTCCGATTCCTCCCAACCTGTGGGGCCCTGAATCGCGGAGAACTCAATATCCCCGAGCGCCAGGAGGTATTTGATCGGGGCGGGCTTCGCAGCGGCGGCCATCAGTGCGCCCCCGCCATGAGCATGGGCCGGTTGTCAGGGCCGGAGCGGAGGTTGGTGCGCTGGGCTTCGGACCGGGCCTGCTTCCAACCGCGCACGGCGGCTTCACCGCCAGCCTGCCGGACCTGATCCTCGGTCATGCCGTTCTGCACGGTCACATTCACCTGCCCGATGGTCACACCATGGGAGCGCATGGAGTCGGCGACCTTCCACCGGCCTTCCTCGGCGGCCTTGGGGCCGTTGTTGACACGGTTGTACATGGCATCCACAACCCCCATACGGGCCGCGTTCGAGTTGGCTTCGACTCGACCCACAGACCCCCGGACGGATTCGCCGTAGGCACCATTGCCGGACTTGATGGCTTCTGTCCACGAGGCGCCCCTCGCCCGCGCGTCCTGCATGGCCCCGAAGGCAGCCATCCCGGCGCGGAGCGGGGAGAACGCGAAGTCCACCGCAGCGGCCACTTCGCGGAGCGTCCCCACCATAACATTTAGGCCAACCACCATGTTCCGGATCTGGTCCACCAACAGCCTGGCAGCCATCTCGCCCACGGTGAACCGCTCACCCATGGCGCCCAGACCGGTATCAATGTTCAGGAACTCACCGCCCAGCGCCTGGAGGCTCCGAAGAAGCTCCTGGGTCTCGCTGTTCAGTGAGGTCAGTTCAGGCGTGATCGCCTCAGAGTGCTTCCACACGAGGTAGAGTCCGCCGGCCAGGAAGGCCGCCGCGACCGCCAAGCCAGCCACCACCGGCCAGAGCGGGACCATGGCGGCCATCAGCGGCGCCAGGGCCGCCACGCCCGTGGCCAGCTTGCCGAGGACCAGAACCGTGCCCCCACCGGCCAGGAGGAACCCGCCAAGGGCGGTCACACCAAGGGCGATTTGTCCCGTCAATTTGGGGTTTGCGGAGATCCAGTCAGCCATCTTGGCCACGATTTCATTCAACCGCGTCACCAGCGGAAGAAGCGTGGGCTTCATGGCCGCGCCGATCTTGCGGATGGCGGAAACAGTCGTTCCACCAAGCGCCTCCCAAGCAGCGCCCAGGGTGTCCAGCTTCCGCTGGACCCGCGTGCTCAAATCCTCCTGATCCGCCATGATGGCCGCCACCTTGGCCATGTTCTTGTCGTCCACGAGGGACGCGACCATCTTGGCGCCCTGCGTCCCGAACAGCTTTTCCACGAGCAGCTGCTGTTGCTGGGTCAGCTTCGCCAGCTTCGGCATCTGCTTGACCATGTTGTCAATGCCGAGGAACTTGCCATTCTTGTCGAAGAACTCCAACTTGATGCCGGAATCCCGCAGGGACTTCATGGCAGCCTTCATCACCGCGCCCCGGCTGTCGGTCACATTCTCGAAGCGCACGGAAAGCTCCGCCAGCTTCTGGAGCGACTGGCCCATGGAAGTGCCCATCTGGGAACCTTCCACGCCGGTCTGCTTCAGGACGCCCGCCAGGGTCAGCACTGTCCCCGAGGCTGCGATGCCCTGGGCGCCCAGCGCCTTCAACTGCGCCGAAGCATAGGGGATCGAATCACTCATTTCCTGGAGCGTGATGCCCGTCCCGTACCGCAGCCGCTGGATCTGGTCCGCGAAGGCCATGGAGTCTTCGCCCGCGATGCCGAGGGCCTTCGCCATCGCCACGAACTGGCGGCCCCCATCCTCCGGGCTCAGGTCAAACAGGACCTTGAGCGCGGTCGCAGCCTGAAAGCCGCCCTTCGCCAAGGTCTCGGTACTCATCCCGGCCATCTTCGCGGCCACGGCCAGCTTGGCGAAGTCTTCCTCGGTGCCGGGCATAATCTGGCCGGCCTTCTCGATCTGCCTACGCAGGTCCGCGAAGTAGACGGACGGGCCGTTCTTGCCGTTGAAGGCGTTCTCTAGATCCACCTGGACATTCTCCAGGGTCTGGTAGGACTTCAGGATGCCACCCATCCCGGCCAGGATGCCACCGCCCATGAGCGCGGTCCTGCCACCGAATCCAGCCATGCCGTTACCGACGCGATGGAGGTTCGCCATTTTCTGTTCAAGGACGCGGGTCTGATTCTCGATCCCCTTCATGGGACCGGTCATCATGTCCACGCCCTTGAAAATGACTTTTACCAGCGCGTCCTGGAAACTCATTCATCACCCTCTGGTCTTTCGATCTGTCCGAGCCACCACACGAGGGCATCCGCCTCCAGGTCCAGCGCGTCCTTGAGCCCTAGGCCGAACGCACGCCAGAGAGCGGCGAAGGCTCCCGCCGGGAGGCGGAGAGAAAAACCTCGCACCCCGAGAACAGGGCGGCCAGGTCGTCCTCGTCCAGATCCTCGATCTCATGTTTGGAGGCCTGCACCCCATTCAGCAGGACGCGGCGCGCCAGGAGGGAAAGCCCGAACTCCTTCTCGGATTTCGAGTCCACACACTGGCGCTCCGCTTCAACCAGGTCCCGGCCCAAGAGGCGCCGGAACGTGGCTGTCTTCCCGCTGTACGGCAAAACAATTTCGTGAGCCATCACATCCCCATCGCAGCCCGGAGCGCCGCGTTCTGGTCCTCGCCGTTGATGACGAAGATGTTGTTCTGGGCGTCATACAGGACCAGCTCATCGCCCGCCAGGCTGATGCGGACGTAGGAGAGGCTGAAGGTGTACTTGCCTTCGTTGGGCTTGTTCTGCTCCAGGGAGCCCAGCGAGGTGTCCTTGGCGAAGCCGCGCATGGCGATTTCCACGCCTTCCACGCTCACCCGGGCGCCGGAGACCCAGACTTCCTGGGGCGCCATCACCAAGAGGTCGGCGGGCTTGGAACTCTTGAGCACTTCGCCCAGGAAGTCCTTGCTCATGCCGTTCATGGTGACGGTGGCTTCCAGCACCTCGTAGGCGCCGGTGGGGAACTCGACATTGCCGAGCATCCCGAGGCCGTCGTACTTTTCCACGAGGCGCTTGAGGCCCGGGATCTCGACCGTCTTGGCGAGGCCCAGGAAGCTCTTGCCCGCGCTGTAGAGCGCGGCGTTGCTGATTCGTGCGGTCTGGTTGGCCATGGTCTACCTCACGCGCTCAGGCTGGAGAAGAGGTTGATGTCGATGTAGCTCTCGAAGACGATCCGCTCCGCCGGGGGGCTGGGCAGGAAGACCAGATCGAAGGTCAGCTTGCCGGCCGCCAGCGTGGTAGGCGTGTTCTTGGAGGGGTCGTAGCTGATCTTGCCGCTGATGATGGCGCCCTGGCCCATGAGGTCCCGCAGGAAGGCGTTGCCCGTCTCCAGGATGGCGTTGATGAGCGCCTTGGTGATGGGCTGGTCCAGGAACTGTAGGGCCGCGTTCTCCATGGAATCGTGGATCACATCGGCGGTGCGCCGGACGGCGATGAAGTTGCTGAGCTTGGTGCTCGTGGGATAAGCGCAGGACCGGTTGCCCCAGGCGCGGACGCCCAGGCCGTAGCCGGTGGCCACGGTGCAGATGCCCTGCTCGTTCACGATGTTGGCGTCGCAGGTGGCGTCACTCAGGACGAAGCTCACGCCCAGCTCGGGGCCGAGGGTGTTGGTGATCTCGTGGTTGCTCTCGGAGTACCAGAACCCGAACTCACGATCCACCCGAGCCCGGAGGCCGGCGCGGAACTGGGAGTGCGGCTGGACGACCTCATCCGCATCCTTGAGGTAGGGCCAGCAGGCGACCATGCGCTCCGAGGCAGTCTGGAACAGGTTGCCGCTGTTGCGCGAGGTCAGGGCCGTGGCGCGGCTGGAACCGGAGGCCACATCGGAATAGGCAATGGCGCGGAGCGCATCAGCCTGGGTGATGAGCTCGGCGACCACGGAGGCCACGTTGTAGCCGGGGGCGATGAGGATCTTGGGGCGGGCGCCGAAGAGGCTGCCACCATCGGACCAGAGCTGCATGCCGGTCTTCGGGGAGGCGGTGCCCACCACATCGGCGGCATCCACGAGGGAGGGGTCGAGCCAGGTGTAGTCCACCTTGACGGACTGGCCGCTGGTGATGGCGCCGCCCACCACGCGGGTAATGACGCCCGTGACGGCATTGACCGTGTAGTCCGTGGTGACCGTGTAGGTAGTCGAGCCTGCAGTATTCGTGACCACCACGCTCGTCACGCCCGCGTGGGCCAGCTGCAGGGTCTCCGTGGTCGTGTCGAAGGTCTTCGCCTCGTCCACCACGGCCACATCGTGGTCCGTGGCGTGAAGGACGTTCACGACATAGACGATGGCCGGGCCCTGGCCGAAGATGGCGTCCAGGGCTGCGGGGATGGTGTAGCCGTCCAGGCCCACGGTGCCGAACTGCTCGACGGCCTCGGCGGCGCTGGTGATCTGGACCAGTTCATTGGTCAGGCAGTTGGCCGGCGTGGCGCAGGTGTATTTCGACGCCGTGCCCACCAGGGCGATGATGGAGGTCGCAGCGAGTCGCACCGGCAGAGGGCCAGTGGTCTTCTCGATGGTCTCGACCCCGTGGAGAAAAGTTGCGGTCACGATTGACCTCCTTCAGGACTGGGGGTTTCAGGGGGCTCCACGGGGACGGGAGCGGGATCAGCGGCGGCCTTCTTCGCGCCGCGCTTCGGGGGTGAGGGGACCTCCACGAGACGGTTCCAGTGGAAGTGATTGACGAGCGCGGGGTCCGCAGGGTCCAACTCGAAGGTCCGGCCCTTGATCAGCAGGACTTCGCGGCCATCGGCCAATTGGGCGCCCGTGGTGGGGCCGAAATATCGGTAGGTCTTCATGCGGGCACCGTGAAGGATTCGTCCAAGGTTTCGTTGTCCGTCTGCATCAGCACGAAATCCGCCCCGGTCTCCGTGAAGGTGTAGGGCTCTTCGTAGTAGAGGAAGCCCAGGGAGACGTAGCTGGCGGCGTAGGACTGATTGCCGAGCACCCCGTCCACCTCGTAGGCGATTTCCCGGCACCCGGCGGCCAGACCGCCCAGGGACGCATCCGCGAAGACGCAGCGCCGGACGTACTCTTCCAGCGGCTCCACGATCTCGTCCACCGGTTCGCCGATGGCACGGATCTCAACCCGGATTTTGACCTCGTAGAGGATGAGGTTGTTCAGGCTCGACCCGGCGATATGACCGCCATCAACCGGGGCGTTGTCATACCGGTACACCACGAGGGCGGGGAGCGTCTCGCTCTCCAAGCTACGGAGGGCGTACCGGTGGATGTTTGACGCCTCAAGGCCGGTGGGCATCGTCACCCCGGAGGGGGGCGACTTCAGCACGGCGACCAGGGCGGCGGTGATGGCTTGGCGGCAGGACATCAGACCTCCACCAGGTAGAGGCGGAGCAGCTTGCCGTCCGTCTTGATCTCACGGTCCCGGACCTTGAAGGCCTGGGCGCACCCGTCACGGGTGACCACGAGGCCCGCATCGCCGACCTTGACCGTGCTGAAATCCGCCGTCTTCACGAGGACCGACGTGATCCCCGCGAGGATGTTTGCGTGGCTCTCGTGGGACCGCCCGCCGAAGTCCTCGGCGGACAGGCCCACATCCCGCTGGCAGGGGCCAGTGGAGGCGCCAAACGTCGCCGTGCACCCGTCAAAGGCGAGCATCCGGTCGAGGGTGGCGTCGAGGGAGAGCATTACTTGTTCAGTCCAAAGAGGCTCACGCCCGCGATGAACTTGGGCGTGTCGGTCCCGGCCACCGTGCTATGCGCACGGACATAGCGGCCAAGTCCGTCGCAGACCAGGGAGAGGCGCTGCACGGAGGCAGCGGCATCGGTGACGGTCTCGAAGGCCGCGCCGGTCACGTCCGTCCAGTCGCGGGCCACCATGGGCACCGTGAAGACATCCGTGTTGACGAAGGCGGTGCCCCCGGCCGTCAGCCGGAACTTGATGTAGGCGCTGGTAAAGGTGGTGCCGACGGTGGCCGTGCCGATGGAGCCGGTCACAGAACCCGCGACGGCCGCAGTGGTGGCGTTGCTGAAGGTGACGGTGATGTCCTCGGCGATGGTGTCCGGGCCGCCCTCGATCTGGGTGATGGTGCCGGTGCCCGTGCCGCTGTAGGTCACGGTGCCCTTGGGGCTCACGTCCGGCGCGGTCTGGATCTTCACGTCCAGCTCGGGGGTGGTGCCCGCCGTGTTGATCGCGTTGAGCACGATCATCAGGTCGCCGTCATAATCCTTGATGTCCACAGCCGGAGCCGCGCCATCATTGGAGGCGTTGACTTCGGCCAGGGTCAGGAGGTCTTCGCGGTTTGACGCCGGGGCAAAATAGGTGATGGTGGGCATCAGTTCCTCCCTTTGCGCCGGCGCAGGGCCGGATCGCGGTTTTCGATGGGGACCTCGGGAGCCTCGAAGGAGACCTCGGGGGCCTCGAAGGACTCGGGAGGGGTGTTCACCACCACCACCCGCCCCTGGGCGACATAGAGGTGGGCGGTTCCGCTGTCCAGCTCTCGCACATCGCCCGGGGCGGCAAACCCGCTCTCCCCGAGGCCAGTGCCCCGGAGAAAGCGGACGGTGACAGTGGCGCTCATCAGGCGAGGGTCGCGCCAGTGGCGGCGCAGAAAGCCTGCTCATGGGTGACGGCGGTGCCGACCATGCCAAAGGAGGTCAACTCGATCATGCCCTGCTTCTTCAGGCGGAGCGGATCAATGATGATCTCCAGGCCGGGGCCGAACTGGCCGAGGATGAACTCGTCCCAGGAGCCGAAGATGATGCCGTACTCGGCACCACCCGTGGCGTCCGTGCCGGTCATGACCGAGCTGATCTGGTTTGTGGCGATGGCGCGGTAACCCGCGATGTTGCCATCGCAGTGGTTGCCGGTCCAGATGGCCTTGGCACCCGAGGCGGAGAACTCCAGGGTCTGCATGAGCTTGCCCGCCATGGCAGGGTTGGTCACGAAGCCGGTGCTGGAGAGTAGGGCGTTGTCGATGGCGGTCTCGGTCACCATGTCGATCAGTTCACCGAAAGCCACCGCGCCGCCCATAGCCTTCGTGTTGATCGAGGTCGTCTTGTAAACGCCCTTGGGCTGGCCGGACGAGCCGGTGCCGTGGAAGACGGCGCGATCCACGCCGAGCGCCCAAGCCTTGGCAAGGTCGCGGCGGATGATCTGTTCCGCGTCCCAGTCGCCGAGGATCTGCAGCTGGCGGCTGAAGGACGTGGTGGACTGGCCGGTCTTCGGGCTCAGGGTGACGGTCGTGAAGGCCGCGTCGCTCTCGCTCACGTCGCTGCCGGGGTTCTCATTGGCGATCCAGGAGAGCGCCGAGCCGGCGGTCTGCTTGGGGAAGGCCAGCGGGGAGCCGAGGCCGTTGAGGACGCGGACGCCCAGGCGGATGGCAGCGGAGGCGTTGCGGAGCAGTTCGATGAACTCCGCAGGCTTGGTGAACTTCAGCTCGGCGCCCGCCGTGCTGGTGGCGGAGTCGAGGCCGGTGCGGGTGAAGGGGACCACGATGCCGCCGTGGGTCTTGAAGTCGGCGGGGAACATCCGGAGCAGGGCCTTCGAGACTTCGCGCTCGAAGCCGTACTTGCCGGAGTCGCGGTTCTCGGTCTCTTCCAGGGCGGCGAAGACGGCGCGGGAGTAGCTGTATTCCTTGGCCTCCTTCTCCGTCAGGCCCGCCTCGGCCAGGGGGTTGTTGATGGGCTTGGGAGCCTTCTCGCGGTTGAGCTTCATGAGCTCCGCGTTGATCTCCTGGGTGGACTTGCCGGCGGAGACGAGCCCCTGGGCTTCCTTCTCCAGGCCCAGGGTGCGGCCCAGCTCAAGCGCCTGGGAGACTTCCTGGAAGGCGCGGGTGCGCATTTCCACGATGTTGGGGGTGGTGGGTTCGCTGGCCGCCTGAGGGGCGACCACGGTGGGGACTTCGGGCATGGATCGGCCCTCCGGGGTAGCGGCCGGTTCGGCCGGTGTGGGGTTGGGGATGGACTCGTCCGAGTCCAGGGAACGGCCGACGCCCACGGTGGGATCGGCGGGGACAGCGACGAAGGAGGCCTCCAGAGGCCGCCACTTGGTGGCACGGACCTGATCAGGGCCGTCTTTTCCGCCCTTTGTGGTCTCGTACTTCATGACCTCGTAGCCGACGGAAATCTTGGAGCGGATGCCATCCACCACGTCCTGGAAGACCTCGGAGGCACGGGCGGAGCGGCCAAAGCGGGCGACGGCGCGAAGCACCTTGTCGGAGCCGAGGCTGACGGACTCAATCACGCCGATCTGGTCCCGGGTGTTGTGGTCCATCAGGAGGGGCGCCCCATCCTTCATGAAGGAGAGGTCCACTTCCTTGGCGTCATGGCCCAGGGTCTCCAGGCCGAACCAACGCATGTACGGTTCCTCACTGGAGACGGCGATGTTGACCGTGCGCGTCTCTTCGTTGATCGCGGCGCGATCCAGGGTGAGGGCGCGTTCATAACGGCCAGGGATCTGGCGGGTTTCAAGCGGCATTCGCACCTCCAGGCTTTTTCTGTTCAACGGGCGCGGGCTCCATAGCCAGATCGATCCCGAGGCGCTTGGCGATCTCCTCTTCGCGGGCCAGCTCTTCCAACGTCTCTTCGTAGTCCTGGCCCCGTTCCGCCAGCAGCCGGGTCCGCGTGGTGATCTTCATGTCCAAGGCCAGCTTCGCGGCCTCCATGTCCTTCTTCGGGTCCACCCAATCCCAGCCGCGCGGCGTCCAGGTGGCGGCGGAAAGGTCCCGAATGGTCAGGCCGGCGGGAATGGACACCTGCCCGTTCAACACGGCCCAGGGCAGCCACTCCGCATAGACCCGCTTGCAGAGCTTGGTGATGATGAGGTCTTGAATTTCCCGCCAGTGGTCCCGCTGTTCCAGCTCACCCTGGCGGATGGACGAGAAGGACACTTCCGTCAGATCACTCGCCAGGCTGGCGTAACTCACACCCAGGGCGCTGGCAATGCCCTTCAGCATGGCCTTCGAGAACTCCGCGAAGGCGGTGTTCGGGTGGTTGACCTCCGGCGTAACGATGTCCTGGCCGGGCTCCAAGCCGAGGTAGGTCACGGGGCCGGACTGGATCTCTGCGGCCTTGGCGGACGGACCTTCCTTTGAGCAGCCATCGCCAGCGGGCCCCAACTCTTCCTTGATGAAGGCGATGCGCTCCGCCTCGTGCCGAGCGGCGGCGACCTCCGCCTCCCAGTAGGCGGACAGCATGCTCATGAGGTACATGGCCGGCGCCGCCCAGGGGACGCCCCGGGTCTGGTTCACCCGCTCGGGATCGTAGAGGTGGATGATCTCGTCTGCGGGGATGCGGAACCGCTTATTCGAGCTCTGCTGGTTCCAGCTACCTAGGCCCCGCTCCGTGGTGTCCGAGAAGTGGTAGGCGACGGGCTTGCCCCAGGCATCCATTTCCACGCCCATGACCACCGCGCCGCCGGCCTTGCCGGGCTCCGTGTTGAAGGTGTGGTCCAGGAGGTCCGCGTCGAGGAATTGCAGGGTGAAGCCGTACTCGCCAACGCCCCGGAGGATGCGGATGAAACACTCCCCATCGAGGGCGGTGGTGCGGAGCGCCTGGCGCTGCAGGGCGGCCCAGGAGTAGCGCCCGCAGACCGTGGGGTTGGCGCCCCACTCCGCCCAGGCGGCCTCCAAATCCTCATTCGTGGAATCCAGCAGGACGCCGCGCTTCTTGCGGGCCTGGGCGCACAGGGTGACGCCCTTGTCGCCGATGGTCGCGGCGCCCAGCACCCGCAGATACCGGCGCATGTAGGGAGTGTTCTTGGCGAGGTTGCGCGAGTGTGCCCGGAGAGCGGCCAAATCCTTCCGGATCTCCATGTCCGCCCGCTGCAGGCTCACGATGAAGCTCTGAGTGCGGCTCAGCTGGGCGCCCAGATACTCCCGGCGCTTGGGTGCTTTCGGAGCGAAGAGGCTGCGCAGGCGGTCAAACACCCACGAACCTCACCGGAATCGTCCGCAGGCCGCCGCCACTCTTGCCCTGCTGGCGGTCCACCATGCGCTGGTAGTAGGCCTGGATCTGCAGAAGCTCCTTCAGGGTGTGGCTCTTGACCATGCGGTAGCCCGTGGAGTCACCCACGCGGTACTCCGCCATGGGGGCCGACAGGTCGCCCGCCAGATACGCCTTGATGGCGATCAGGCACTTTTCCTCATGCGTCCGGTTGTCCAACCCGGCGGCCAGCGCCGCGCGGATCTCCAGGACGCCGCCGTCCACCGTGTGGACCTCGCCAGCCTTGCTCACCCGGGCCTGCCAGGTGTAGGCTCCGGCGGGCCAGGCTGAGGTGGTATCAGCAGGCACGTCAAACAGGAAGTCTGAACCGTCAGCCGTGGCCGCCGGCCAGGTCACCAGCGACGGCCACCCCGGCAGCATCATGGTGATGGCGGCGGTCCAGCCATCGGCGGCGGATTGGTTCGGGGAGAGCCGTAGGGCCAGGCTGTCGCCTGCCGTCAGGCGGCAGGGCATCGCGCTCAGGTATGTGTCGGCCATGGCCTCCCCGTAGGGCAAGCCTCAGGTCCGCCAGATAGGGTCTATGGCAAACGGTGCGAAAACGGTATTCAGCCGATGCCGCCTCGCCGGTTGCGGAGGAAGGCGTTGAGGTTCCTGGGCGCCTGGACGCGGGGCGCCGGGGCCTCTCGTGGACCGGCCGCCACCGGCTGGGCCAGCTCCTGGGCCAGCGCCCCAAGGTCGGCAAATCCCCGGGGGTTCAGGATCTTCTGGAGGATGAACAGGCCCGCCAGACAGCCCACCGTCATGTCCAGGGCCTCATTCCGGGATCGCGTCTTCACCCATTCCCGCTTCGTCCGGCGGGTCTTCTTGTCCACCTTCGCCACGAGCTTTTCCGCTGTCAGCTGCTCCAGGTACTCGTCCGTCACCCAATCCGGCAGATGGTGATACCCGGGGCCGGCGGCGCCGACCTTCAACCGGGCGTAGAGCAGCCGCTTCGCCGCATGCGTGGCAATCAGGAAGAGGCGGAGGGAGTTTTTCTTGCCGACGGATTCCTTGGCGAGACCGGGGCGGTCCAGGTGCTCCACGCCCTTGGACGCATAGACGCCCATACGCCCCCGGGGCCGGCAGTAGTCATAGATCGGATCGGCGTGGCCCACGTCCCCCGAGTCCACCAAGAAAAGGGAGAGGGGGACCACCCGGCCAAAGGTGGCATGGGTCCGCTGCTCGACCCGCCAGGCGTCCAGGTCGTCCCAGACGCCTGAGTCAGGCCGGGCCGGATCGCCCGGGAACACCTTGAAGTCCACCAGCCACGACTCCTCACCCGCGCCGAAGGCCACCAACTGGGCCTCAATACGGTCCTTCTGCACGTCCGCGAAGCCCACAAGGCAGCCGGCACCCGAGGGGACCACGCCAGCGGGAAGATCCTCCCTTCTACCCCTCAGTCCCTTCGCCTCCATCACGTCCCCGTCTTCCTCCCAGAACTCCCCGAGTCGCAGGTTGACGAAGGCCTTCAGGGCGATGGGATCGTCCTGGGCCTTGACCCACTCCATCGCCATCGCCACCCAGGTCTCCTTACCAAGCGAGTAGAGGGCATTCAGGTAGTAGCCCCGCCGCCAGTGGTCGGGGTACTCGTGAACCCAGCGGCCGGCGTCAATTGCCGCCCACTTCCGCGCCTCCTTCCAGATGGTGCCGCAAGCCCGGCAGAGCATGCCCACGCTGCTGGGAATGACCGACCCATGATCGTCCTTGTCCCACACCAGGCGGAACGTCCCATCGGGGTCCCGGAACATCAGCGGCGACAGTTCCCCGCACTCGGGGCACGGCACATGGAACCGGCCCCGGCTGGAGTCCATGCCCCGCTCTTCTAGCTTGGAGATCCCCTTCGGCTTCGTGGGCGTCCCGCCGATCAGGGCCTTGCCGTCGGGGCTGGCGTCCAGTCGCCTTTGTGCGATCTCCAGCGGGTCGCCCTCCCCGTCCACATCCTCCGGGTAGGCGTCGGCCTCATCCTCGATCAGAAGTTCGATGGGGTCCGACCGGAGGCCCTTGCCGGAATTGGCGCCCGTGAGTTTGAGAAAGCCGCCCGGGAACTCCTTGAGTTGAAGGGTATTCCCTGCCCTTCTACTGGTGGATTTCTTAACCTTCGAGGCCAGAACCGGCGTGTCTTCAATGAACGGCGCAATGCGCTTCTTACTGTAGCCCTTCGCGTCATCCAGGCTGGGCTGGACCAGCATGATCGGCATGGGCCGGAGGTCGATGGACCACCCGATGATGTTGTTAAGCATTTCGCTCCAGCCGAGCTGCGTGCTTTTGATGCACACCACCTCCCGGACACGAGGGTCGGCGATGGCATCCTGGATCTCCCGCTGGTAGGCGTCCGTCCGCCAGGGGCCCTTGCGGGTAGACCCCCTTTTGATGATGCGGACCCGCTCCGCCCACTGGCTCGGGGTCTCCTTCGGAGGCGGCAGCCAGAGGGCGCGGTCAGCGTCCGCCGCGTCCAGGGCGGCCACGGCGTCAAGGTGAGTCAGGAAGTCCATCCGACTCGCCCCCCATGGCCCGCAGCGTGGCATTGACTTCCTCGTCCACCATGGCGGCGATCTCAGGTCCGACCCGAGCCCGGAGCCGGGGAGCGATGGCCAGCAGCTGCGCCTTCGCCCCCTGGATCATGGAGGCCCTTCTTTCCTTATACAGGCTGACGGTCACCAGCTCCCGCCGCCGCTCCGCCAGCTTCAACTCCGCCATTTCCGCGTCGGCGGCCTTTTTGCGCGTCTCGGCCTCATCCATCGCCATGGTGCCGGCGCGGGCAGCGGCCTGAGCCTGGGCTTTACCGGCTTCCCGCTCCATAAGCCAACGGACAAGGGATGGGATGTTCCAAATAATCACCTCCCCGCCGCGTCCATGGCCCTTTTGAACCTCGTGAGGGGCACCCTCCCCGATCAATTTCGACATCCACTGGGGCGTCCAGCCCATCAGCCTTGCGGCGTCCCTTGTCGGCAAATCGGTTGAAATCGAGGGGATTTTTGGCATTTGTCCAACTAATTCCATGAAAATAAAGCAACTTTATTAGAAAATACTTTCACTAACGCAGCGTCGCGGCTCCGAAGACC